GTTCCATAAAGTTCATCGGGTAAATTAGTTTCAAACCTAACTAAATACGCATCATCGCTTATACTTGCTAAACTAAAGTCTCCCGAATATAACGCAGGAGCGTTTTCGGTTAGCGTTGTGCTTGCGCCTTGTTGTGTACCATCCTTATCGAATACCTTACCCAATAAAACTAACCCTGTTTGATTGAAAGGGTCTAACTGTATATTTAACTCGTTTGCCATATTTTTAAACTTTTATAAATTCGTCAAGGTTTGAATTTGAAATATAATCTAAATTTAATTTGTAAGTAAAACCATCGTTAGGCTTTTTAAAAGTAGTTCTTATATTGTTAGGTGTAACTCCGTACATAACAATTTCGTCTGACTCCGTTGGTATTCCTCCTGTTATTAAAGACTGATTTTCGTCAGAATTAAATACAATATTTATAGGCACATCAGCCTCTATGTAACCACCTAAAAAGTCTTCTGTAAAGTCTATGTCTTGCCCTGTACCTGTTATCGTTAAGCCTGTAGGGATTGCTTGTCTTGCCCCCGAATCTGCAACTATACCCCTATCAAAAGAACCCGAATATTTCAATACATTGCTTTGGTCGTAAATCTTAAAATTACCTTTGTATAGTGATTGTATGGCAATACTACTGTTAGCACCATTACCTTCTTTAGTAGTTGTTAAATACAAGGGTATTACTTGTGTCATTGATTTGGTAGGCATAAAATAAGTAGCCTCTAAACCCGAGCCATCAGCACCACTAAGACAACTAATCACACCATTTTTAGCTTCTAAATGAATTATACCCTCTTTTTTGTATTGATTATCGCTACCTGCATTATCAGCAACATTACCTGCTTGTTGTAGATTGTAAATGTGTGAATTACCTACTATATTTGTATTGTCTATTGACGGAGTGCCTACAACTCTTTCAAGTAAACCCTCACAATAAACAGTAACCTGTGAATCAGATTGACCTAAATTATCCCCTCTTGTCATTTCAACAATAAAATCACTTTCGCTATAACTTGTAAGCCCCGACAAAGCAGTAAGTATCTGAGTAGGATTTGCGTTGTAAACTATATTCCCTGTAGTTTCTCCGTTTACTGTAATTGTAAAAGTTCCACCCGTTGCAGATGTTGCATCTGCGCTAATATTAAAAACATCTCCTAAAAGATTTCTTGTTCCATTATAGATTTGAATAGGAAAGCCTGGGCTTACAATCATTTTACCTATCTGTCCGTTTTGTCTGTACCACCACACCTCAGTATTGTCGTACAATGCCGATAACCTACCATTTCTATTTTGCCCTATTATATTAGTTGCCAATGGAGGCACTAAACGCATATCGTAAAACCTTTGATTAGTTGCTCCCATCTCTGCAGCTATTCCTACAAAAACGTTTTGCGTTGCAACTACTTGAAATTCACTATTTGCATTAGTTAAAAAAATCTGTACGCCGTAGGGAGGTATAGTATAAGGACCATCTACAACAGTTTGACCATCGCCACTCAATAAACTAGCCTCAGAAGATACCGCACCCGCTGCCACATAAACCTCACCTTTTGATTGTCCTGTCGGTTGGTTTGAACTTCTAAACGCAAATAAAAAGAACTGTCTACCTGCAAAACCCTCATTACCTAAAGGCATAGGCGATACATCAGAAGAAGTTGGCACACCATTACTTGAAGCCCCACAAATACCTTGTGTGCTTGTTATTACAGTACCATCTTGACAACCATTTTCGATGTGAATTTGACCTTTTGATAAAAACACTCTTGTCTTTACAATATTCTTAGCAAAATCATCTCCGTCTTGATAAAATACAACCTCGTTACCATTACCACCCGAACCTAGTTGAACTATCCCTGTAGTACTTTTAAGTACGATGTGTGTAGTCTTTCCGATGTTTCCACCCTCAACACCACCATTGGCAGTAAGTTGCGCAAATAATCCATTTGAAAACGCTTCTGCTGCTATATTCGGGTCTACTTGTTTTACGTACTGATTTCCTATCATATCATTTCATATTCAATATTAAAATGGTCTCTTAATACACTACCTATACTGTCAGTAACGCTAACAAAAGAAGCGTATCTTTGCGTATTGCCGTTAACCATATCGTTCTCTAAATAAGCATCTAAATCTTTTATAAAAAACTCTAATGGTGGCTCATCAGAATAAGCAGAACTACCATCCTCATTTAGTTTAAACTTTATCGCTCTTATTGTTAATTGTTTTATTTTGCTTTGTTTTTGAATGCCCACGTATTTGAACTCTACAACTTGCAACATGTCAAAAGAATCTGCAGCGTTGGTGATTTTTAATTTCATAGCTATTTTTAAGTTTTAGATTTAATCTCCTTTTTCTACTATTTTATCTGATACATCAACACCATCAAAGTTCTCGTAAAAAGCATCGATAGTAGGGTATAACCCTGTAAACGCATCAGATGTAAGCCTGTATATTGTATCTCCTCTAAAGATAACCTCTCTTATTGTTCCTGTGCTATTCGTAGACTCTTGACCCGTGTATTTTACCCCTGTAAGATAGTCAAACCATCCGTATTTAAAAGATGTATCAAAATCTGTACTACTGTCTTTGAAAAGTATTTGATTCTTTTCTCCTCCAGACGGAACACCCTCTCCATCATCTCCTTTTATCCCTTGTATGCCTTGCTCTCCTTGTACACCCTGTATTCCTTGTATGCCTTGATCACCTTGGTCACCTTTATCACCCTTGTCTCCTTTATTGGCTGCAATCTCTGGGTTTACAATGACATCTATATCCGTAGACTCTATATTTATAGTAAAATCTACATTAGTTTCGTCAGTAGTTACATTAACATCAACCTCGTTAATTATATTATTTACAGTTACATCTATCATTTGATACCCAAACTAAAAGTTATCTCTAAATCTCCCTCTACAAAGAAACTACAAACTGCCTCTAAGGTAACACCTTTATAGTTAACAAAATCAGCACCATTTAAGACTACTGAGAGCGTTTTCTCTTGCCCGAGTACATTACTGCCCGTTATAGTTAAACCATCGCTTAAATTGTATTCTTTTACTACTATATTCTTTTTGTAAACTTTTATAAACGATGCATTTGTAAATACTCCATTTGTAGTTTTAAAAGGTAGTGTTTTATTTATCTGAGACACACCTAAATCAAAATATCCTATGTCTTTAGGGTTGTAAAAACTTATATTATCAATCATCTTACAATTGTGTATTTAGTTCGTTATCTAATGCGCCACTTATATTAATTGCTGCGTATTTTTTTATACTATCGCTTTTGCTTCTGCCTGCTATTAAAGTTACAAAGGTTCTGTTTAAAAACGCTTCATTTGGAGACATTACAAAATAGTATGCAGTACCTTGACATATTATAAATTGATTCTCCCCAGAATACTGTATATCGTTCCTGTATCTAACTGTTATTTTTAAGTTTAAACTCATATCATTTAAACCCACCTCGTTTAGTTTACTTGCAGTCGCTTTAATAGTCTCTATCTTAGCCCAAGAATTACCGATTTTCTGGTTTAATACTTGACTACCTCCAAAGTCATTTTGAACGCTTACAGTCTGCCATAGTTCTATTTTCTTATTGAAGCCTCTTGCTCTCATAACCAAAATCTTTTATGTATGTTTAAAGTATCCATACTCAAAGAACTTAATTTTTTTTGTATAGGCTTGCCGTCTTTTTCTCCGTAGTAATATAAATCAATCATTTCAAAAGCTACCTCCAATAAATCTTGTGGTATTTCTGATTCATCTGTAAAACCAACGTTTAAAATTAAATCAACTGTATCATAAGAATCACTACAAAAGTTAGTGTATAAACCTTTTCTTTCTGTTGTGTATTCCGTTAGAGTAGATAAATCTGTGTTTATAGGGTGCTTGTAAACTCTTAACTCTCCTTTTTGTACTAAAAAATCAATATCACGATCATAAAATATAACATCTGTATACTTTTCAATGTAACGCAATGATGCCTCAATCATTCTAACTATAGAATTATCGTCCTCAGTTAAATCGTCATCTATTCTCAAATAGTTTTTAGCCTCTTCTAAAGAAATTATATCTGTGTACACCATCTATTTGCGTTTTTTAATCTCTATTGCACCTTTTTTAGTTTCCTTTGCTTTTTTATTCGTTTTAACGGCTTGAATAAATCCGTGTTTTATCAAGTCAGCACTATCTTCATTAGATAACTCTATTTCGTCACCTACATTATAGACTTTTAAGTTTTCTGACCTCTTACTAAATAATCTTATTACTTTGAACTTCATAATCTAAAAGTATTAAAAAAGCCTACCTAAATACATAGATAGGCTTTCAATTAAAAATATAAAACAGTATTATGCTGCAGTAAAGTCTCCAAAGATTAAAGCCTCTGGTCTTTCAACTGCTAAAGCAGTTTGAGATTCGATACGTGCAGTAATGTTGTTCTTTACAAAGTTACTACCCTCAACATCTGAAAACTCTAAAGATAGACCCTCAGTATTGATTTTATTAACTCTTGACCAATCACCTACAAAATATTTGTTAGCAGTCAACCATGTAGCTTTCATTACTTGCAAACCTGCAACTCTTAAAACACCACCCTCATAAGTAACTGCAGACTCTAAATCGTCTTTTGCTGCTTTCAACATGTCCATGTAGTCCAAAGGTCGTACAACGATACCGTTAGCCTCATAGTCAGCATCTTCTAACTTAGCGATTTCATTCATTAGCATCTGTGGCTTGTTTTGACCCGTGATTATTTCACTTGAAGCAGTAGCGTCAGCCTCCAAAATAGCGTTAAAGATAGAGTTCTCAGCCTTAAAGTAGTCTCTACGTAACAAAGCAGGTATTGCAGAAGCGATATAAGAAAGGTTGTTCCTCATTTTCTTAGAATATCTCGCAAATCCAGCAATAAAATCAGTAGGTACATCTACAGTAGTAAAGTCGTAATCAATTTGAGATTTATCTGCTCCCTCAGTTTGTGCAGCAATTCCCCCCTCTTGTCCTACTTCTCTTGTGTAAGTGTAAGTACCTCCACCGATGTTTACAGAACCTACCAAGTCAGATACATTAACCTTTTGAGATGGAAAAGCAACTATATCATAGTTGTAGTCTCTTGGCTCGTCTCCAGAAAGATTTGAAGTGTTCATGTTAGCAACTGCTTTGATTTCAACATCTACAGATGTTCCTGTTCTTGCTTTTGTCAACTTCTCACCACTTCCGATAATTGCATTTTTGATAAAGTCACCAGACTCAACCTTTTTAACTTCTTTCTCTTGAAGTTTAGCATCAATTGCATCTGCTTGATCTTGAATCTTTTTCAATTCGTCTTTCATTTCAGCAGCAATACCACCTACTAATTCTTTAACCTCACCCTCGAAAGTTTCGATTGCAGATTTTACTTCTTCTTTAGACTTTCCTTCTAATTTTGCAGAAAGTACTTCTAATTGTTCTTTTAATTCCATTTTTAAATGTTTTTGATAAATTCGTTAATTGTTTTTATGTTATTCTCGTTCGGCTCAACAATTATTTTAGGAGTATCTAAAACAGATGGCTCTTTATTGTCAAGTGATTTTTTACCTAATTCATAGGCTTGTTTTTGTAGTTGTTTAAGTGCTACCTCTAAAAGTAGAAAAGTCTCATCTGTGAACGTTCCCGTAGTTATAGCCTTGATTAATTTCTTTTGTTCTGCTTCCAATTCTTTAACAGTAAGTAAACTCTTAAAACCTGTGAATGGTGTGCTTGGGTTCATTCCTCTCGTAGTATTAGAACCCTCGAAAAGTTTAACCTCTTTTAAATATCTAATGTTTTCTTTTCTATCGTAGTCAGACTTAATAGTCGCATATCCGTACGAATGTTCGTTCATTATCCCAGCATCATATAATTTAAGTGTATCGTCTGAATATGTAGTACTAACTAAAGGCTCAGATTCAAAATATAAACCTTTGCTATCTTCTTCAAGTACTGCAAATTTTCCGTGTGGCTGATCCCATCGATGTTGATTCAAAAAATATATTTCGTTCTTGCGTTCTGCTAACGACTTTTTAAACATTCCCTTTAGACCGACATCGCCTCCGTGGTCTACATTGTCGAAAGAAGTTAAATAGCCCGTTACAACTCTTGATTTAAAATCAAAGTCTTTTACACCACCCCCGAAAGATTTATAATTTATCATACCTATACGATTATTTTTGTAAATATACAAATTTTTTTATTGTTTTATTTTTAATCGTATTTAAACAGTTCTAACTCTTTTTTAAAATGTTTTATTATAGCCGTCTTTAAATTTTCGTCTTTTGTTATTTTGTATAAGTCTATAAAGTCCAAAATCAAAGACCTTATTGGTGTTACTTTTTTATACTTTACAGAGTCCATTTCTATACCCAATAAATTATTTAAAACATACTCATTGTCAGTTAAATCAAAAACTGTTTTATCTCTTAAGTTATCTATCATATTTTTTTACTTTAGCATTGAAGAGTATACCCTCTCGTTAAATTGCAAAGCATCTCTAACCATAGAAGATACTTCTGATTTTTTAAGTCCAATCGTGTTATTCTTATAGACAGCCTCTATTAGCCCTTTTCTTTGATTAGCATAATCTCCGTTAATT